AGGATTTTATAAACACCGGGATTCAAGATCATTTCATCAGTGATCATTTTGTAATCAAACAATCCTGAGTAACTGTTGTTTAAACTCACGGTGTCCAAGTCTACTGGCTTTGTCACCTTGTTTGTAAGATCCAACACATAATTTCTATAACTTTCATCATAACTTCTGGTCAGGATGTAGGTGTCGATCAGGTTGGTCACAGCAGGATCAGTACGGCGAGTGTTTTCTGCGTTGTGCTGATATTCGAATATCAAACTCTGCCTGCCAGCATAAGCCAAATAGTTTTCGCTACCAGTGATGCCAGTGACATCTACCACAGTGTTTACACCATCAATGGTCTGTATTTGAAAAAACTTTCTGTCTGTGGTAGCATAGAAAATAGTACCTACAATAAAATTATTTCTCACGTAATTGATACTGTTATAAGTGGTATAAGTGCTTACTACAGTTCCTGACGTCATCAATTGATATCTCACCAGATTGTCGCTATCCAGATATTTTTTAAGGAACACATAGCTGTTGGCTGGCACAGTTTTACTGAAGATTTCCGGATCGCTAGGCACGCCGTTGATGGGACTTTCTGGATATGTGACTTTGACTTTGTTACTGTCCAGATATCCATCAGGCATTTTCATGTTCTGATATATCTTTAGATTGATCTCATTATCGAAATTCTTGTTGACATTCAACATTCTGATGTTATCATCAACTACAGTGTTGTTGCGGCTGTCATAAACCACTTGTGGATTGGTGTTGATGAAGTTGACCTGATCCAGACTGCTGAAAATAAAATCAGTCTGGCGATATGTCACAGTGTACTTGACGCCGTCGGTGTTGAATCTGATGAACCAACTGCTGTCACTGGTTGTGTATTGGCTTGCCAGATTGAAATCTGTGCTGGGATTGACATTGTTATAACTGATGATGGTCCAGGGATCATTGGTGCCACTGGTTTTGGTGTAATCAAATATAAGAGCAAAGTCATTCTTGTTCAACACCAGACTGGTCAGTGTGTTGATTGTGGTATTTTGTAGTGTGCTGCTCCAAGGGACAAACACGCTGTCTACGATAGCACCAGATGGAATACTTTCACTGATAGTGATAGCACCTATGCTACGACCAGCGACAATGATGCTGTTTACACCTGTACCTGTGACATTTTGTATGCTTGCCCAGATGAACAGTTTATCAGTATCTAATGTGGGTGTGCCATATATCAGATTGTTGGCCACATTGAAATAGTAACCAGTGGGTGCTACAAACTTTACCAGACTGTTTACTTTCAAATACTTTCTGTTGTTGGTAGCTGAGAAACCAACTGGACTGACCACGCCAGCAGTATCGATAAAATAACCTGTGCTGCTTACGTTATCATTTGTTGTTCTAGCCCAGTAAGTGGGTGTGGTATTGGTCAAACTGACGCTGCCATAGTTTTCATAATACACATGCTTGCTGGCATAATCGTTCAATATGCCATGTATGCGATTTTGTACCACATCCACAACATCGTTACGGTTATTATAATAAAAATCAAAACTCTTTACATAGCTGTTACGATATAAAGCACCGTCTTTGGCGTACAAATCAGTGCTGGTATATTTGCCTGTGGGATCATTGATGTCCAGTCCACGGCTAACGCCTGATGCATAACGGTTCACGCTTTTTACTTTGACGATATCAGCATAATTGGTGTAGGGCAGGATGTTGTAATCTTCACCATTTACCATGCGGTTTTGTGTGTAATAGGCCTGTGGTGCTTTGGCTTTGATTTCTGCTGTGAGATCACGGCGGCTGCTGTTGCTGACAGTGTATTGCAAACCAGCATTGATAGTAAGTGTTTCTGTCTTGCCCACTTTGCTGATGTAAGGCACACTGATGGTGATATTTGTCATGTCAGCTGGGCTGATACGATATGTTTGTCCATTGCTAACACGGAAATAAGCACGATAGTTGCCCAGTGGAATTTCAGCAAAACTGCCATCACCAAATACCAGATCGATCTGGTCATTGATGCGTGTGTTCACACTATAAAGTGTGCGAATTCCACGAGCAGTGCTGTTGTAAATGGCATTGCTGCCAGCAGTGCTGGGAACCTGGGTCCATTCAGTGCTGATTTGTCCGTTGCTGAGTTCATACATCCACACGTCAGTGTTGTTGACGTTCTGATTGTTGATGCTGAACACACGGTTGGCCACTTTTTCAGTGATGCTGAAATCCAGACTGTTCAGTGTACCCTGTTTGAAATACAGGAAGAAACCTGTGTTGGCACTGGCATTACCACGGCTGTCATTCTGATAAACGAAACCAAATTGTCCACGTGTGCCAGGATCGGTTTCAGTGATGGTGTCTGTGGTCAATATGTTGGCGCTGATCACTTCCAAATCAGTACTGACATTATTGATGATATTGGTAAAGCTGAATACTGGCAGGATGGTGTTGGGCACAGCCACATTGTATTGTTCTGTGTAAATGCCGTTCAGTGTCTTGCTGGCATAGGGCTTGCCGATCTTCTGTCCACCGCCCATGGCAGCATTTAGTACTTGCGCCATCTGGCTGGACCAGTTGACATTGTTGCTGTCGTTCCATACCACGTTAGCGCGGCTGAGATTTTGTCCGTTGATGTCTAGCAGTGTTTCAGTAGTGCTGATGCTGCTTACCTTGAGCAAGCCGCTGGCACTCTGGTTGCGATTGGGGTTGTAATTTAATTGTTTGACAAGTTTCAAGACGCTGTCACGACGTTGTGCTGTTTCTAGGAAGTTTTCACGTGCATTTAGATCGGCACGGAAAGCCACACTCTGTGCCTGGAAAGCGATCAGATCCAACAGCGCCACATATTCTGAACTTTCGATGAAGTCATTGAAATCTTCTGCATAATATGTCTTGAGATAATCCACCATGACTTTGCGGATGGTTTCGAAATCATATGATTGGAAGTCTGCATCACTGAAAGTGGTATAAATCTTTTTCCAATCTTCAGCAGCAAATATGTTGGACTGTCTAGTGTTACTTGTCATAGTTTACCTACCGTATCGGTTATTTATCGGTAGAATAATATGCTGTTATTAAAGCACGAATAGTCTATTTGTGTTTTGATCAAATAACACTTGCAATGCTGCTTGTTTGTCAGTGTCGTTGAACACCAGACTGAAATTCAATATCAAACCGTTGGCATCTGGTGATTTTTGTATCGTGACCTGATCCACCACACTGAATCTGGGATCATAATGTATGATCTCATCTATATCTTTCTGTATCTCTGCTTGCAGTGCTGGAGTGAGTGGATCAAACATACGGTTCCAGATTATGCATCCAAAGTCGGGATTCATCAGCTTCTCGCCTTTGCGTATGCTCAGGTGATTCAGCAGATCTCTAACTATCAGATCGTTGTCTGATATCTTGTAGGGTCCAAAATCTCTGTCTACTGTGCTGTAACCGTTGTATAATGTCATGTGTATATTTACCTGTTTAACAAGCGCCTTTCTGCTGACCGCTCTGTTGGCTGCTACCTGGTGTATCACTACCTGTGGTACCACCTTGTCCAGGTTTAGCAACAGCATTGCTGCCTTCATTGGTGACTGGTGCAAAATCAGTTCTGCTATTAGTGATGGTAAATCCACCGTTGCCAGGAACGTCTCCAGGCACAGTGTAACCACTGGTGCTAAAAGTACCACCACTGAATGCAGTAGGTGCCGGAGCTTCTGCTTGTGTAGCATAAGCACCTGTGTCTGGACTTTCCACTCCAACACTACCAGCAGAAACAGGTGGAGGGCTGGAATATCCCAAATCTCCAGTGAGATTAGGCATTGTTTGAGTATTGGTATATCCCAATTGATTACCATCAACGCCGATTGGTGCAGCCAAAGAGCCTCTGGTATCGTTTAACAAATTGTTGGTATCCACAGGACCACCACCAAGTGGTATCTGTGTGGGACCGCTTCCGCTCTGCAGGCTAGTAAATCCCACAGGTGTGCTATCAATGGCTTGATTTCCAGGATAATTGGCTTCTATGGTGGTTTGATTCTGCGGTAGAGGAAAATTATTTTCCACTGTGATTTTATTCAGCGTATCATTGCTCACAGGATAATTGGCTTCGATAACACTGGATGCTTTGTCTATCGGCTGTGGTAGATCACCATAGAATATGTATGGTCGACCATTTCCACCTGAAAACTGTAAAGGTACACCAGTGGGCATGTTAAATGCGAAATTGGTTTGGATAGGACCGTCAGTGGCTATTGTTGAACTCATGCTACCTAGGCTTATGGCACCATAACCTGCATCCTGATTTTGTGCTGCTGTATATTCGTCCAGTGACCGTTGGATACTAGCAGGATTGAAAGCAGGATTGGCTGTATAGCGGACATCGCCAGCCAGTGCCACTTGTTGTGTGAGTGATCCATCAGGTCTTGCCACCGGCAATGGTGAATTACTACTGGTGAGATTTAATGGAAATTCATTGCCGCCACCAGCTGTGCTGTATGTAGGGCTAGGAAAAACAACTGTGGGATTATTATAAGAACCTAAACCGGTCTGTGCCGTTGGTCCTGTCAATCCAAATGCACTGCTTGATAGCGGTGTTGTGGTAACTCCGTTTAAACCAGTGTCAGTATATTCTTTTACAGCAGTGACAGTGGGCTGTCCACTGTTGATGCTGAAGGAATTATTGATGGTATTTGTAGCATCATTTATTCCTATACGAGCAAGCGATGCTGTCTCAGTGTAGGCTTGTAATTGTGCATTAGCATCTGACAAACTAGCTTTGGCTTGGCTCAATTCTGTTTCTGCTGAATATATTTGCAGTACACTGCCCGTGGGTCCTAAATTTATACCATCTTCTGTGTATTTGTCTGCTATCAAACTATCATACTTGGCCTGAGCAACGTCAACACGAGATTGATAAACATTCACCAATTGGCTGTTTTCCGCCACCTTTGCAGCAGCTATATCGTATGTGTCAGTATTGGCTTTTAATTGTGAGGTTGCTAGATAAAAATTGTTTTGTCCTGATACGATGGATGGAATCAAAGCCTGGTTACTGGCAGCAAAACTATAGGGGTTGCTGAGATCCAACATGCCTTCAGTTGTGGGAGATAATACTTTTACATCTTCCAGTGCGCTAGTGTATATCGCAGGACTGGTGGTGCTGCCTTCTTTACCAGCCACCAATGTCCAATCTGATGGTGGCCAGCCTTTGTTTGCTGGATTGACAAAATAACCAGCAGGTGTTATTGTGGCGCCATTCTGATCAAACTTGGGTGCAAGACTGCTATAGGGTGCAACAGTGTTGATGGCAGCAGCACTGGTGGGTGATACCAATGCGCTGGTGGTGTTGATGTTGTTCTGTATGGTTGTGTTGGTAGACAGTTCTGCGCTGACATTTTTGCTTCCCGCCACATGTAATTGGTTCACACTTTCGTTGGGTCTTCTGGCGGTAAAATAGCTGCTGCCATCTTTGGTAAAACCTGGTGCAGTTGTGTTATTGCCTTTGAAATAATATGTGGCTTCATAGGTGCCATTGCTGCCATTCCACTGGTTCAATGAGGTAAAACCAGCTACTTGGCCAGGGTCCTGTGCTGTGCCATCAGCATTCAGTGGCAGTTGGTTTCCTTTACTGTCAATGAATCCTGTAATAACTGTCTGGTGATTATATCCCAGTTGTCCGCCAGGACTGGCAGCCGTACCATAGTTGCCATTTGCTCCAAATCCTGATGCGATAGCAGTACCTACAGGAATATTTGCTATATTCTGTTGTACATTTAAACCACTGGTGATGTTACTGCTAAGATCTTTAAGATCGGTTAAACCTTTTACCACACCCACACATTCAGCTGTTCCGCCCAGATGGGGTGCGCCAATAAGGCTGCTTAAAGATGTTTGCGATAGTGGGGTGACGAATGTAGTGGCCGCTGCACCGTTATTGAGCACACTACCACCGTCAGGGTTTACAACACTTTTAACAGTGTTTGTCACGTAGTTTACACCTGAATTGATCAACTTGCTGGTACTATCAAGAACATTTTGCACACTGGTAGGCAGTGTGACAGCGGTACTGGGACTGCTACTGAAACTCTTGCTGAAAGATGCCGCGGCACCAGCTAGTAACAATGCGGTGATGCTACTGCTGCCTTTGATACTCAGCGGTGTGAATGTAGGAGCGGCATATCCGCTAGCACCACTGGTGCCACTGGTTCCTGCACCAGATACATCTGTTTTGTCACTGGTTTGCGGAGTGGCATAACTGCTGCTGTTGTCCCAGGGGTTGGGATTTTGTACAATTTCACTGTTGAACAGTATGGGATCCACATCCAAACTTTCAGCACAACCTGTGACTATTTGTTTGTAACTATAAAGAGTACTCATACTCTATTACCTCCCTGGACATAACTTATGAATGCACTGGCCCATGCCACACGAGTGGTGGGGTCTTTTATGTTTATATAGTCGCCAGGTGCCACGCCTGTGGCGTAGTACATGTATCTGGCTACGCTGATGATGTTATTATCTGTTACATTAGATTGGAAATAAGCTGCCAACAGTTGTATCATGGTCAGTGTTTTGTCTGCTAATAAACTGTCGAACAGCAACATCAGTGCAGCAATACCATCTTCTGGTGTCTTGTACACACTGAGCCCGTTGGCAAAACCTATGGCATATTTGTCAGTGGGATCATATTGCAGATTGCCTGGATTGTTTTGCAACACACCTGCGCTGTAACCTGACCCTACTGCGCTGGCGTTGAACAAGTTGACCACACCACCAGCAGGTGTTACACCCTGTTGACTGATGTTGAAGCCGGCACCTGAACCAAAGCTGATGTTTTGTAGGCTGCTCACAGTGTGATAACTCTGCGCTGTTGTGCTCATGGTATTCACGTTAGCAGCATTTTGTGCTTCCATGCTGGCCTGTCCGCCTGTGCCACCCTGTGGCCCAGCATTGTAGATGATGGGCATGATGTCGCTTACCAATCCACCATAACTCTGTTGTATCATACCGCTGCCAAAATTGTTGACCAAACCGTATGCGCCAGCTGCGCCTGTGGGTAAACCAGCAGCACTGCCATATGTGGGCTGTGCTTTGGGATTGCTGATAGCACCACCTTCCACAGCATGGTGTCCGCCCCAGGGTTCATGGCTGGGTGCTTTACTTTTGCCACCTAACAGAGCACCGGTTGCTGCTCCTACTAGTGTTCCCAACAATCCACCACCACAGCTCTGTGCTGGTGTAGCGGCCACGCTGTTGAGTGTGATACAAGTACCACTCATATCGATGTTACCACCTGAACTGATCTGCAAACACTTGCTGCCTGTGAGGTAAGCATTGTTACCGCACAGATGCAAGCTATCCCCACCTGAGATTTTGGTGCTGTAGCTGCCACTGATACTGACCATGGGTGCGCTGATGCTCACACTTGTCGTACCAGTGATGCTGATACTGCTGCCCATGATGCTGACAGGGCCTTGGCTTGTCAATGTGATGCCCTGTTGTGCGTTTAAATTAAATGTGCTCTGGCAATACATGTTGCAATCGCCTTGAGCATTCAACTCTACCCAGGCGGTGCCTTTGCTGTTGATCACGTAGATGAATCCAGCAGTGTCATTCATCAATATCATGTGACCAGCACTGGTGCGTAGACGCATCAGCTGACTACCACCATTGATGTCACCGTCATCCATTACAAAGCTGTGTCCGCCTTGACGACCTCTGACACTGTTTTCTTTTACGCCAGTGTCGGGACTGGCAGGATCTTTGGGTTCACTGGGTTTGTATTCTATGGGACGACCAGGTGTGCTGATACCAAACACGCTACTGGGTGTTTCTCTCAATACAGTGCTGCGACCAGGACCACGATCATGATCGTTCAACAGACCCTGTGCTGACCATACCTGTTGCTGCAACACATGTGCTGGCTTACCCAGATTGATAAAATCTGCCAGCGCACTGGGATTTCCACCAGTCTCGTCATATATTTCAGCAACTGGGCTGGGACTGCTGTTGTTGACAGGACGACTTAGACCAGGTACCATGTGGATATGTGGCCATTCAGGCACACAGCCGAACCAATAACCACGAGCAGGGTCACCGTTGACAAAAGTACACAGCACTTTGATGCCGATGTCAGGAGGAACGAACCACATGCCATAGCTGTGTGGGTTACCAGCATAGTCTTTGCCATCACGTGCATCAGTCACACCATAGAACGGTGTGCAATAGTTACAGGTACGCCAGCTGGCGTCATCATCAGGATCACCACCCAGTTCTGGAATCCAAACTTGAACACGACCACTACGCAAAGGATCAGTGTTGGCTTTCACGATGCCAACGAAAGGACCAGGATTGATATTGATACCTGATGCTTGTTTATGATCGCTCCACTTAGGAGCCTTGCTGTGTTCTACATGTCTAAAATTAGGCACTTATGGGTTCCTTAGTATATCTATTTTTTAACAGTGGTCGCTGCATCTTCTGCACTAGTACCTTGCTTGGTACTTGCTGGTGTGATTTTGGTTGCAGCAGCCGCGGTCTTAGCAGTCTGTTTTGCCAGCTCAGCTGTACGGTTAGCATTGCTGGGTGCTTCACGTGCGGGACCTTGACTGGCTGGTTGTTGAGTCCTTACACGATAATTTTCCAACTGTTGTGTGAATTTACCTCCTGCGAAACTGCTTTTAACCCTGACCACATTGTAGATGCCACTGAAAGTGCTGTATGCACCAGTCTGGTTGAACATGCCGCTCTTGTCATCATAATCACTCACAGGTGTGGCAAAGTAAAAACCAAAATAGGCTTGTCTGGTGAAGTTTACACTGCCATTGCCGATGAAGTTGCTGTTGCCAACTGCTGGTCCAAACAGTGGTACATCCTGACTGATCCAATCAGGATCACCTACTATGGTGATATCCAATTTTATCATATCGCCTTCGTTATCGTACAACTGTTCCATGAGATCGCTCACAGCGATTGCTTTGGGTGTGGCAGTAGTAGCACCAGTGTTCTGTCTGTTTGCTACACCTCGCACATAGTGATATTTGGGACGATAATTACGTTTGTCCTGGCTGCCATCATAAGCAACCACATTTTCCTGGGCAGTGGGTACTTGTCCTGGACTGTCTTCGGCACGTTTGGTATAGTTGGCTGGCACGCCGTTCTTCAGTTGGAAAAAAGCCATCTTGTAATCTATTTCTGCACTTATGATGTCTTTATTATCCCCACTGTAGATATAGTTATATTGCTTGACACAATCATTGGCTGTGGGTGGTTTTTGTGGAAAACCTGGATGATCACAGCCCAGTATGGTGTTTGCTGTCACAACAAAGTTCACGGTTCGCTGATAATAATTGGTGCCTGGATCCACATCGCCCCATTTGACCACAGGATTGATCTTCCACCAGTTTAGTGCATTGCCTTTGTTGGCACCAGCTGCACTATATTGTTTTGTGGTATACGTGCTGACACTTATCACACTATTGATAAAGTCTGTGATCTTGGTTCCAGCTTGGGCACGGAAACAATGATTTTTCAAATCCAGTGTAAGTGCGCCGGTCTTGCCGTCCACTTGTGACTTGGTATCTTTGCCGCTGACAGGTGCTATGCTGTTGGTTTGGAATTCAGCAGGATCCACGATAGTGGCAGCACTGATTGCTGGATCTATGGTAAACTTGTATTCATTGGGTTTGGTTTGCCCAGTTTTTTGTCCTACTTTTTCTTTTTCAGCATTGTTTAAGGCTTTGTCAAGGCCTTTTATAACTGTCTGATTACCAGTGCTGGTAGTGGCATTGGTTCCTGCTGTATTGCCAGCTGGACTGCCATCGTCTGCACGAGCTGAATCACTTGTTGTTGGCGGTTTGTACACAACATCTTCAGCTGTAAACAAATCTTTGATGGTATTGGCTTGTACTTCCACGTGGAAAGGTATGGTGTTATCCAACACAGTTTGCGCCATGGCGCTGGTAGGTATGGCTTTACAACTATAAATGGCGCCGCTGCTGGTGATTTTGAAACTCATGTTTACCATGGTAAAAGGAATATACTTGGTTGTATTGGGAATGATCTGAGGGTAACCCTTGTCATTATAACCAAAAAATTCTATACGCATGACAAAGAAAGTTATTTCCCATCCAGCATTTGCTGGATTTATTTTTTTAGCAGCCACTTGCAATCTGCTGAGGAATGTCACAGTGTAGGGTTCAATGATGTTGAAATCCATGCTGATCACATCAGTGCCGCGAGTACGATTGGTTGTACCCACGATGGTATCCAACTGTAATTGGTCAATGGTCAAATCAACTGGAAAATAAGAACTGCGTTTTTCTGAACCCAAGCCAGCATCACTGCAAACAAATATACCATCTTTGATAATACTACTAGCATCTGATAGACTGCCATCATAAACCTGATTTAATGTGCTGGGTGGTATCATGAACAAACTGATGCGATAGGTGGTGTTACTGTAATCATGTAACTTGTTGGGTTTGGCGCCACCTGTGGCAGTGGTGGTGTTGCTTCCGCTAGCAGCAGTGCCAGCACCTGTGGTAGTAGCAGATCCAGTTGCCCCGGTGTTGACTGCTGTGGTTTGTTTAGCTGCATCACTCACTGTGGCAGCACTACTGGTGCCGCTGAATAAGCTGGATGCACTAGTTGTGGCGGTGCCAGCAGTTTTTACTGCTCCTGCTGTGCCATCCTCTGCTTTGGCAGTGTTGCTATTTGTTGTAGTACTGTTGTTTATCACAGTATTGTCTGTGTTTTGTGTAGTAACAGCTGGGTTTGTTCCAGCAGCACTACTAGTGCCTGCTAGTGTTTGACCTTGATTACTTTCTGTAGCAGTATCTGCTGTTGCGTTGCTTGTTGTAGTAGTGGCTGTTGTAGTAGATACTATTTCACTGCCCGTGTTGGTTGCACTGGCTGGTGCTTGCACAGGGTTTACCGCATTACTACTGCTGACGTATCCACCATCACCCACAATAAAGAATTGGTTAAACCCTACCGTGACAGCGCCACCGCTGGTTTCCTGTGTGGTTATCCTGCCGAATGTCAGATCAGGATACTGTCCTGATGCTAAGATCTGATTCATCTTGGCATCACGTTCAGCACCGTTAGGGTAGTAACCAGTTTCTGCTGCTACCTGATTTCGCCAGGTTACGAATTCTTTATTTGCTGTCGCTAACTGATCTGTTTTACTCAGTGTGGCCATATCAAGCGCCTAGTGCTTTTAATAATGTACCTTTTTGAGGCAAATATATCTGTGTGCCTGCTGTGAAATCCCACAGTGGATCTATTAGTGTATTGGGATTACGTGCAGCAAATACCCACCACAGGGCAGATGATCCATAAAGATCATGTGCAAATAGATCTGGTCTCAGATGATAGTTGTTGGGTATTTCTTTCAATAGATCGTCTCCCAGTCTGGGAATTTCACGGAAGTTTATCACATCCAGAAAACGATCTTCAAATAGCTGGGTGGTAAAATATGGGCTGGGCTGGCCGTAGTCTACTGGTGTAAAACTCATTATAACCATCCTCCCACGCTGTCTGCTCCGCCATTCTTATAACCAACAATCAAACTGCCTGCTGCAAATTTGGTTAAACCAAACTGATTGCTGATTCTATTTCTGCTGTAAACTGGCAGACAGTTCACAGTGATGCTCAAACTTGTGGGCACACGTTGTTTTTTACCACCGATGCGGCAACTGATATAGTCCACGTCATTGGGTAGGCTGTAATCGAATCCAGTTATCACCACTGGAATATGGTCGAATGTGAAAGGTCCATAGGCGTCCAGGAACAACACTGGCGGTGGTGTGCCTGCCAGACTGTCGGTGCCGTAGAACATCTTGGTAACACTGCGGAAGAAATGCATCATGGCTACCAGATATTCTGCTTCAGCAGGATAGTTAGCGGTAAATTGCCCGTTGATGCTGATGTTGTCTATCTGGCTGTGCTGATACATGGGTGTGACATAATTGGTGTGTACCAGGCTCTGCATTTCATAACTGGCTTTGTGTCCCACAGTGATGGTAGGTGTATAAGGAAACAGTACTCCACCTAGATCTTCCAGAGGAGCCATTATGGGACTGGCACCAATGAAGTAACCGCTCTGGTCATAAATGATAACACGATCTTCAGTGTCATCTGCAAATGCAGTGTTACTACTGCCACTGTTAGGTTGCAATAAACCCTGACTGGTTGCTCCAGGCGGTATGCCTGATCCACCCAATCTGGCACTGGCTGGATTGGGCAAACGACCAGTATAACCCAAGTTAGGTCCCAGCAGTGCAGTGGCAATATTCTGAGCGGCTGTGTTTATCAATGCTGTGGTCAGTGTTTGGGTGCCGTTGGTAGCTGGCTGATTCACACCATAATTGTAATAGCTGGTAGCTGGCAAGCTGTAGCCAGTCAATCCTGGTGTGGTACTGGTATTACTCAGGTTGACTGCCTGCCCTTGTTGGGCACCGGTAGATGCCATAGTTTGATTTCCAGTATACAATACGTTGGTAAGATCTGGTTGATTCACAACCGGAGTTTTAGCGTAATATTGACTGGGTGTTAAAGTGAAATCTACCATTATTAAATACCTTATTATATTTATTCTTTAATAATATGGCTATATAATGATGACATGAGCATATCACCAACCCCAACCAAACGCACTCCATATTTAACCAATAAAGAACTACTGAGAGAAATTCACAAGAGCAAGAACAGCTATTGCAGCTATCTCACAGCAGATGATCATCAATATGACATCATTCTTCCCAGTTTAAGTAAGATAAATCAGCGTACCACTGCTGAAGCCAAACGCAATCGTGCAGACCGCATTGCCAAGCTGGCCTGGGAAGCCAAAACCGTCACAGGCGTCAAGAGCCGCCTGGACGATCACAGTATTGACTGGCACAAGATAGCCAAGACAGAAGTGATATTCCGTATCATTTGTTGGGATCATATTCCACTAGCACCTGGTCGTAAAAAATCACCCAAAGCTGTGGCTGACCATCACACCAAGGTAAACTTTCCACCATTCCAACATTATCGTTATGATGAAAATGATGAACTTGTTTGTGTAGGCAAGAGCCACTGGCAAGGTGGACTACAGAACGGCTGGTTCAACAAGGATCATGGCAAGATGACACCTGCTCTAGCTCGCATGTTTATCAAGCTGTGCGAGCGTTATGGCAGCAAGGGCAACTGGCGTGGTTACACCTATAATGACGAGATGCGTAGCCAAGCCCTGTTACAGTTATCACAAGTGGGGTTACAGTTCGATGAGAGCAAATCTAACAATCCTTTTGCTTATTATACTGCAACTATCACTAACAGTTTCACTCGCGTCCTCAACGTGGAAAAACGCAACCAACACCTACGAGATGATATCCTGGAAATGAACGGACTCAATCCATCATACACTCGTCAGACCGACAATGCTATCAAAGCAGCAGAACCTCCTCCTGGTGGCGAAACAATCTAATATCGACTTTTGTAACAACAAATAGTATAGTGATATCATGGCAAACTTGTTTAAACGTGCAGCAATCTTCACTGATCTGCATCTGGGATACAAAAGCAACAGTCAGCAATTTCTCACAGACTGTGAGAATTACATGGACTGGTTTATCAAATTGGCAAAAACCCAAGAATGTGACCTAGTCCTATTCCTTGGTGACTTTCATCACAATCGTAACAATATCAATATTGCTACCATGGATGTGAGTATCCGTTTGCTGGAACGACTGAACACAGAATTTCCACGTGTGATGTTTATTCCTGGTAATCACGACTTGTATCACAAGGATCGCAGAACACTCAACAGTGTCAGGTATATTGAAAAATTCTCAAATATACAGCTGATCAACGATCAGTATACCGAAGGTGATGTGACATTTGTACCCTGGCTTATCGGCGAGGAATATAAAAACATGCGTAAGGTTCGTAGCCAATACGTGATGGGTCACTTTGAGTTGCCTCATTTTAAAATGAATGCCATGGTGGAAATGCCGGACCACGGTGAATTACAGACAGATGACTTTAATAACTGTGGTATGATTTTTACCGGGCATTTCCACAAGCGTCAGCAAAAAGGCAATGTACATTATATTGGCAATGCTTTTCCCCACAACTATGCTGATGCTTGGGACGATGAGCGTGGTGCAGTGATATTGGAATGGGGCCAACAGCCAGTTTATCACAACTGGACTGCTGCACCGCGCTACCGTACCCTAACGCTGGCACAGATGTTGGACGAGCCTGAAAAACATCTAGATGAGCGGACACATGCCCGTGTGCAGCTGGATATTAGTATCAGTTATGAAGAAGCCAGTTTTATTCGTACTGAAATGCAAAAATTATACAATGTACGTGAACTCAGTCTCATACCCAACAAAAACGAAGTACTAACCGAATCGGCTATTGGCGAAGTGGCCTTTGAAAGCGTGGATCAGATAGTACTGAGTCAGATTTCCGGATTGGACACCCAGCATTATGATCAGAGATTGCTGATGGAGATCTATAATAATCTATGAAAAAGATACATTATTGTAATATCGGAATACAAAAATCCGGTACAACCTGGTTGTATAGAAAACTTTTGGAACACCCTGAGGTGGATTTTAAAAGCATAGACGATAAGGAAAATCATTTTTTTTCACAAAAATTTAGTGATAAAAATGATTACTTAAAACTTTATGAAAACTATGATGTGACATTGAATTTCAGCACCCAATTATATGCTATCCATCCCAATCTGATAGAATACTTGGACGAACATGCCACACATATTAGCATAATACTGAAAAATCCTTTCGATTGGCATCAGAGTTTTTATTGGTTTTGTCTAGATACAGGTGTTTTTACCAGTGAAACAGATAAAGATTTCGATGTATTTTTTAATACCATAATGGTTAAAAAATTTGTAAGTTACAATCATTGGATTAGTTTATGGAATAAAAGATTAAAGAATAACAAATTAAAGATTTTTTTATATGATGATCTAGTGAAAGATTATCAAAGTTTTTATAATGATGCTACAGATTTTTTAGGATTATCCAGAAGAAAAGCGTATAATAACAGACTATTAGTGACAAAATACAAAGGCAATTATGATTTTAAAGATCATGAAATCCGTTTCTTCAATGAAGAAATAGAAAAATTGCAGGAAATTTGTGATTTAGATGTTGAACATTGGAAAAGATAGATTATAATGTTAGAGCTTAGTAGTTTGACTGTAAAGAATTTCATGAGCGTGGGCAACAACACCCAGGCCGTGAACTTTGACCGTAGAGACCTGACCTTGGTGTTAGGTGAAAATTTAGATTTAGGAGGTGATGATACTGGAGCCAGAAATGGCACGGGTAAAACCACAATCATCAACGCCCTGAGTTATGGTCTCTACGGTCAGGCGTTGACTAACATCAAGAAAGACAATCTGATCAATAAAACAAATGGTCGTAACATGCTTGTGACCGTAGAGTTCAGCATCAACGGCAAACAGTATCGCATCGAGAGAGGTCGCAAGCCAGCTATCACTAAACTGTATATAGATGGAAATGAGCAGACAGATTACACAGACAGCAGCCAGGGCGACAGTCGTGAAACACAACACGACATCGATCGTCTGCTGGGCATGAGTGTGGACATGTTCAGGCATATTGTAGCACTGAACACATATACAGAACCTTTCCTCAGCATGAAAGTAAACGATCAACGACAGATTATCGAGCAGTTATTGGGCATCACTATACTCAGCGAGAAAGCAGATGCACTTAAAGAACAGATCAAACGCACAAAAGATCTGATTGCAGAGGAAAAAATCCGCATCAAGGCTGTACAGGATGCCAACGAGCGTATCGCTACCCAGATCGATAATCTAAAAAAACGTCAAAAACTTTGGATCGCCAAGCAGGAAGAAGACTGCAACAAGCTGGAACGCAATATCAGAGATCTGGCTGAAGTGGATATTGATGCTGAAATTGCCAATCAAAAATTACTCACAGACTATCATGATCGTATCAAAAGGAAAGCAGATGCGGAACGGTGGATTAAAAGCATACAGCAAGATCAGGCTAAGGAAGAAAAAACTGCTGCCAAGCTGGAAAAAGAGATCGCTGATCTGGAAAACCACACGTGCTATGCTTGTGGCGGTGCGCTCCGCGATGAGAAGCACCAGGAAGTCCTGGCTGCTAAACGAAAACAACGACAAGAGTGCGCCCTACAGCTTTTGGCATTGAACACTCAAGAGTTAGAACATCAGGCAGTGATCACAGAAGTAGGTGACATTGGCAACATGCCTACGGTGATATATGACACATTAGAACAAGCATTGAATCATCGCAACACACTGGAACAACTGGTAGATCAATTAAATCGTCGCAGTGAAGAAGCTGATCCTTATTCAGAACAGATCACAGATATGGAAACCACTGCGCTGGAAGAAATTACTTGGGATCAGATCAATAATCTCACACTAATACAAGATCATCAGGAGTTTCTGCTCAAGATGCTCACAAGCAAAGACAGTTTTGTACGCAAGAAGATCATCGATCAGAACCTGGCTTACCTGAATAATCGTTTGGCTGCATATCTGTCAGCTATTGGATTACCTCATGAAGTCAAGTTCCAGAACGATCTGTCTGTGGAAATCACTGAGCTAGGTCGTGATCTTGACTTCGATAACTTGAGCCGTGGTGAACGTAACCGTCTGATCCTGTCCCTGAGCTGGGCATTCCGTGATGTATGGGAAAGTTTGTATCAACAGATCAACTTGCTGTTTATCGACGAACTGATCGACTCAGGAATGGATGCATCAGGTGTGGAAAACAGTCTAAGTGTGCTTAAACGCATGAGCCGTGAACGCAACAAGAGCATCTTCCTGGTAAGCCATCGTGATGAACTATCTGGTCGTGTCAACAACATCCTCACTGTTACGAAAGAAAACGGTTTCACAACCTTTGGGGCTGATGTAGATATTTTATAATTATTATTATGCCCAGTCCCAGTAAAAACAAAGGCAACGCATGGGAACGTGACGTAGCCAAACATTTGTCCGAACTCTTTGGAGAAACCTTCATCCGTGCACCAGGATCTGGTGCGTACATCGGTGCAAAAAATGCCCACCGTAAACAGTTTTTACATGAAGGTCAGATTCGTAGCTTCAAAGGAGACATCATTCCTGGACAAAGTTTTCCCAAGTTCAACGCTGAATGTAAAAGCTACAAAGATTTTCCTTTCCACCAACTGTTTTCTGGTAGTGTAAATCAACTGGACACTTGGTTGGATCAACTGATGGCTGTAGCAGATGCAGATGATTTCAGCATATTGATCATGAAGTTCAATCGCAAAGGGAAATATGTGGCTGTGGAATTTGATAAGGCAAGTGATTTGCCCTTGTTTGTGGAAAATCACTTCCTGTACACTTTCAAAGACAAACGCTGGGCATTTATGGAGTATGATGCTTTCTGGCGCCTCAATAGTGATTTTGTAAAAATATCGTGTAGTTGATGACCCAGATAATCAAGTTAAAAACCTGGCAGGATTTATGGACGACTCATGCTGGACCACATTACAATGTGGCAGGTAAAAAAGTTTTTAATAAATTGGATGCCATAAGAGAAACTAAAAAGATAAGCATAGAAACAAATACTCACATCTGGCAGATAATGAGCTGGGATTGTTTCCACGATCAATTAAAAGATTGCAACTTTAATCTGGAATCTGAAAAAACTTATCAACAGTTGTGCATAGATCGTGCCCGTCAGCTCAGGGAAAAATACAGCTACATCAGATTGTGGTACAGCGGCGGCCCTGACAGTCATACTACATTACGCAGTTTTCATCTGGCTGGTGTTAGTCCAGATGAGGTGGTAAACATTTGCAACAGCACCTGGGGTTACGATCAGGAACCCAATGTGGAATCTTTGGGATTGGTAAAACCCAACTTGTTTCGTATTAAAAACTGGTTTCCTAACGTAAAAATAAAATTTTTAGATTATATCCACGATGCCAATTTAAAAAACTTTGACGGCGAAGATTTCAAAAGCAAGTTGGATAGGAAAGAAATATATGGTCCTTTGACCAGAACCATGTCTGATGGTTTCGATCTGGACAATACCATGATAGATCCCTATTATGCAGGCAATGTGTGTGAATTGGTGGGGGAGCCCAAACCTAATCTGGTGAAAAAAAATGGCAAATGGTATGCTTATGTCATGGACAACCAGATAGACACTTGTTTATTGCTACCCAATTTGGAAATGTTCCATCTGAGTCCTGATATGCCCGAACTGTTCATAAAGCAGTGCCACATGCTTAAAAGAGCATATCAACAACAGATAATGGAAAATTCCGAAAGTCACAGCATGATATTAAATCGTGATACTATCGGAAAAAACAAATACCTGGAAAGATATAACATGTGGGATATCAATTCGTACAGCCTGCGCCAGCAGCAATTTGCTAAAAAATTCACACCAGGTGGTGACACTAACACGCACTATATGATGTACAAGTGGGCCATGGGTAATCCACATTATAAAAAATATCATGAACAACTAAGAGAATTCCTATTCAAGGAAATTTTTGATGTTTATCCAGAATTTTTCAATACTGGTGAGATTTTTAAAAACTATGTGGGCATGATGAGCATGTTTTGGTGCTTGGACGAACATGCAAATTGTAACACAGATCAATTATGGCCTCTGGGTTTCGGCACTTACTAAATATTTTTGTAGCGCCATTATGACGCCGGAACAAACAGCGACGCGAAGTATATCTTTTATCAGGCCTAGCCCAGAGACGCCGCTCCGTATGCAGATATCCTGCTAACTCCCCAAAAGTTTATAGACTTGAACACTCAAGCATTGTAAAGTATTACTAAGGAGAAACTATGAAAATATTTACAAATCTGCTTTTAGCATTAGCCATCAGCCTTTTACCAGCCATGGCACAAGCACAGACAGCCAAACAACCTGTTATAACTATCGTCCAAGGAGAAAGCCCTGGCGGCGGAGGTGTTGGTTTGCAAAATCAAATCATGGATGCACTACGCAATCACTATGAACAAGTGAATGTCATCAGCGTGGGCAACTGTGATCGTGCTGCACAAATCTACAATAGTATAAACGACACACCAGTGGCTTACATGTATGCTGCTGAATTCTTGTATCTCAAAGACATGGGTATGCACACATGCGGTGTTAAAGTCACACCAGAAAACATCTGGATGCACGCCGAGATGACCCAGGGATTTTGTACCAAAGGTCCAGGACCAGTGACATTCGAAGACTTTAAAAAGAGCAAGACCTTTGCTAGTATCTTGCCACAAAGTCTCACCGACAGCATGGTAGATCAGATCAACAAAGAACTCAAGACTGATATTAAAAAGATACCCTATAATGGTGGTAGCGGTCTTGCACTCCCAGCTATTTTAAATGGCGAAGTTGATTTTGCGCCTATCGCACTGTTTAGAATCCAAGACATGTTGGAAGACAAACGTGTGGCTTGCTTTGCCAAATACAGCAAAGGCAATGATAAACTTCCTGGAATCCGCGAGTTTATTCCTGGATTTACACTGGGAAATTATGTTTTCAACAACGTAGGTGTGGCAAAAAACATGAATGCAGAACAACTTACATTCTTGCGTAACAGTTTCCAGACACAAATCAAGAAAGGTACAGTGCTAAGAACTAACCTGGACAAGGTCATGTGGGAATTGAACGAAGGCACAAACATGGATCTGTATGCTGCTTGGCAGAATCAGGAAAATATCCTAAAAACAGCTATGAAAGCAGCTAAATGACCTTTGATTTATTAAACTTGGTACCAGTATTACTGGGTATCCTGATAGGTTTAATATCTGGTGTATTGCCAGGTGTAGGAATGATCAGTATCACTGTGATATTCCTGCCCTGGCTTTGGCATCTCACAAGCATACAAATCATACTGTGGTATGCCACAGTATTGATAACCGAACAATTCATAGGCAGTGTCATAGCTACCTACTATGGTGTACCAGGACAAGAGAATCACTGGCCAGCAGTGCTGGAAGGTTTTCCCATGTATCAACGTGGTGCAGGACCTGAAGCTATCCAAGCAGCAGCGTTCAGCCATATCATTGCCCTGTTGCTCAGCATGGCATTATTGCTCATAATAGGCAATTATAGCATGACACTTGCATTGGTTTTCGATACCAAATTGCAATTTGCTATAATCATCATGGTAGTCCTAGGTGTCTGTGCTTTAAGTAAAGATCCCTGGTACGTTAAAATCATCATGTTGATTGCAGGAACAATTTTAGGTTTCCTAGGAGATCTAAACAGGATGTATTTGCATTATGATATAACTGTTACTAATGGTATAAATTTCAACGATGGAATTCCTGTTATACCCTTCTTAGTGGGAATTTTTATTATACCCAATAGTTTAAAGAATCATGTTACTAATATAAACATCATACAAGTAGAACAAATAAAAGCTAAATTTTCAGATTTTACACACTGGATCACAAGTCTTTTCCACAGTTTCCTAGGATTTATATTTGGACTGACACCCATGTTGACAGTGGATGTGGCCAGCAATGTCAGTTATAATGTACAAAAATGGTGGAGAGAACGCACTGGGAGATATGATAAAGACGGCGATGTTACCTGTTTAGTAGCTAGCGAAAGTGCTACCAATAGCGGTGCTGTCATCAGTCTGATGCCACTATTATTGTTTGGTATTCCCATCACTGCCAGCGAATCTCTGGTTTACAGCCTACTAAACACCAAAGGTTACAGCTTCAGCATCACTAATTTTGACAAATATCTTTTACCAGAAATACTGAGTTTTCTATTACTGGTAGGATTTATCAATTATTTGATCAGCGGCCCGCTCAGTGCATACTTTGCCAAATTATACGAAAAACTCAGTACACATGCTACATTTGTTTTGGTTGCCATAATGGTGGGGAGCGTTTTGTATCAGGGGTATAATTTGTATCTGTTAAAAGAGTACTTGACAGTGCTGATTTTATCATTTATAATAGGGTATAGTTTGCGAAAGTATAACTTCTATACACTGATATTCTGCTTTTTGATGGCAAACCACACGTTTGACATCTTTATTCGTACTTGGGCTTTTTTAAAGATATATACTACAGGCACATAATTCAGGCACCGTTACACAGCTTATTTGGCTTTTTTGGCAGCATAGTCCCCCATATAAACTACCAATCTGAAGGTTGCTGACACCCCGACATTGTCAGGACAGGGACACCGCATGGCTTGCGATAGGCTAAAGGATGACAGCTCTGAGAAAAAGCAACTGTCGAGTAACTAACTCAGTCACACTGGGGGAAGGTTGCTTCCGTTGGATCAGCAGGATTAAAGGGGTACCGGCCAACCGCCCCGCTAATATGATAGTTCCGCAGTGTTGATATGAATAAGGACTCAACGAAAGGGTTTCTTCATGCTGGTCCTGTGATCAGGATCAGTATGACTTCAGATCTAACGAAACAGTTCAAGATGAATGATTTAAAAGAATTTAAAAAAAAGTTAGCGAACGAAGTGAAGCTAACTGCTTGCTGCCAAGCAAGCATAAAAATGAAGCAGATGATAAATGAATAGTTCAGATTAAAAATATGGAAGACCTGACTTCTTGGTAGTTTCCATATTATCGCTGACGATCTTACCGATGATGTCTCTTTCTTTCATACTCATGTTCATGGCTTCGGTATATGACACACCACCACGCATGTGCCAGACCATCCTGAGTACATTATCTTTTATTTTTTTCACGTCAGCTTCATAACGAGCCACTAGAGCCATGATCTCAGGTTGATCGAGCCTCAGGATAGTGGAACGAAAAAATTTGCGTAATCGAAGCTGACCTCCACATTATACTGGTGTTCACAAGCATCACATTGAACTCTGGCTGGTGGAATGGACATGTCTTTGGCATAATCCTGCAACTGTGATTGTACTGTCTTGATGATGTTGTTGCTGGTATTGTTGTAAAATTCTTCAATATAGTTTTTATCTGTGACAATATCATTGTTTTCAGTCATGATAAATTCAGTGCTTGCTACCAGAGTGGAAATATTTAATTCAATGATCTTTTTAAGGTGCAAATCAAACTGAGCAGTTTTTGTGTCAGTAGGCAGATCATCGTTGCTGATAAGATCTATTAATCTCTGTTGTTCGAAATTTATCATGCTATTTTTGTTCTGATTGAAATAACTCACAGGTTTTAGTTTGATTTGCAACCCTTCCACATGGATCGTCTTGCTGTAATCAGGACTTTTCAATCTCATCAAGATATCACCCAATCCCAGTGCGTGGCGATTTTCGCCCTTGCAAGCAGGACAGTTGGTGTCCATGTCCATCTCATCACCATAGGTGGCGATACGTATGGCTATCAATATGGCATCCACATCTATGCTTGGTGTGCTCCAGGCATTTTTGATAGCAGGACAGCAGCTCTCGATAACACTTACCACACCTTGGCCGTTCATCAAAGCATCAGGTGTGCGTAACAATATCTCATCTCTGGCGGTCATGGGCATCACACCTATTTCCCCATTGGCAGGCAAGTCCAGGCTATCTGGTGCCCAATGTTGCCCTTTGCTGGGAAGTTGAAGAAAAACCGCAGGTTGGCGGAAATGGCCGCTGAGAGGATTAGTTGATTGCATGATTTTTTGCTTCCATAAATATATTGATACTTTGTGTATGGTATTTATAAGTAGGAATTCATGGCTACAGAATATGACGATCTGAAAAAAACCCTCTCAGCCCCGGAATTGGATGCGTTCAAAGCATCTATCAAAGCTGCATCCGATCGTTTCGGAGGATTATCTGGTGCGCTTAAAGCATTGGAAGCCAGAGGAAAATTGCTGGATCAGGGAATCATAGCACAAAAAGACAGCATCAGTGCATTAAATCGTGCTCAACGCGAATATAAGGAAGAAGTACGTCGTGTAAATTCTGATGTAAAAGCAGGCAGATTAACCAGTCTGGAAGCTAGAGTCGAATTAGAAGAACTGGCAGACAACTTTAAAAAAGCCACTAGTCTCATGGGTCCAGACGCCCAACAAAAGGTGGCAAAATTTGTTGCAAGTCAAAATGCTGCTGCTTCAGCAGCTAATGTTTTAACAGAACGATTTGCTAAATTTACCCCTGCTCTAGCTATGACAGGAAATGTGCTTACAGGTTTCGCAAGACATGCTGATGCCATAATGAGCAGCAGTACCAGTCTGGGATCAGGATTAGCATTAGCTACCGCTAGTGCTGATGCGGCTGGTAGCGGATTGCGAGCGGCAGGTAAAGTGATACAAGCTGCTGCTCCAGCTATCGGGTTACTGGGTCCGGCAGCACTGCCTTTGATTCCCATAATAGGTATCATCGGAATAGTATTGGAAGGTTTGGGAGAAGGCTTTAAGAAAGTAGCAGAAACTGCCATACCTCTGCTGAATAAAAATATAGAAATCATGGCCGGCAGTTTCATGCAAGCAAGCAGTGCTGGTGCCTTTTATGCAAATGGCATAACAGGACTCATGGATCAAGCAAAAACTGCTGGTGTTGACATGGGAACATTCAGCAAAACACTCAAAGAAAATAGCGAATCTGTGGCACTGTTTGGTGGAGGTATGATAAATGGTGCACGTAGAATAGCAGACGTAGGAAAAATCATCAATTCCAGCGGTATTAGTTCAAGACTGCAAAATTTAGGATATAGTTTAGAAGAAATTCCAGGACTTGTGGCTAAAGTCGGCGCAGATATGGCAAGAAGTGGTAAAGGAGCTACCAGCCAACAAGTTGCAGAAGCCACAGAATCATACGCTAGAAATCTCAGACTTATAGCATCTGTCACTGGTCAAGATGCCAAAACACGTATGGCGGAACAGGAAGCAAAAAGCAGAAGCTTACGTTTTCAACAAGAATTGTCTAAGATGGATCCGCAACAGGCAGCTTTGGTAAATCAAAATTTAGCTGCATCTGACGATTTAGTGGGCGACATGGTCAGAGACATGGTTAAAAACAAAGGGCAGATAGTAGATCCAGCTCTTGCTACCACAGGCAGTCTGTTTCCTGCCATGGCAGAACAGGCTAAAGAATTATATGAGCGTATGAAAAGCGGCACTATGACCGAAACAACCGGTTTCGAAATTAGACAAAAATACGCAGAGCGTATGAAAACAGAACTTGCTAATGCTGAAGCAGTTGCTCAAGCAGCAGCTTTAGGCGTGTCTGGTTTAGGTGAACTAAGTGACAAACTGGGTAAAAGTTATGAAGGGGCATTGAAGTTTGCTGATCCTGATGCATTTAAAAAAGCTAAAGAAGCCCAAGATGCTCAAGCTACTACCACTGATAAAGTGACAAAAAATATAAATGAATTAGCAGTACAAGGTATGGAAGCTAAAACTGCACTTCAGAAACTTACTGTTGAAGCATTGGGACCTTACACTGAAACGGTAAAAAGATTAAACGAAGAAACTTTAAAAATCATAAGAAAGTTCACAGGCACAGAATCTACTAGTAATGCGGATACTGGTGGCCGTGGCACTGTTCAATCTGTAGAAGCAGCAAGGGCTAATCTAGAGGCAGCAAGAGGTGCATCTGTAACAACGAACGATTATGGACAGATCACAGCAGATCCAGAAACTCAAGCTAGGATGGATCTCGCTCAAGCTCAAAGAGAACAGCGTATTCGAGAACAAGTTCGTGCTATAAGACAATCAGAAATAAGATGGGATCAAACAGATGGGGAAGCAAACGGTGGTATTGTTTCAGGCAGTCCAAAAGGATTTTTATCTAAACTGCATGGCACAGAAGCTGTCATCCCATTACCAGATGGATTGAAGGGAAATGATTTTTACGAAGCATTGCAAAATAGTTTAAAAAATAACGCCACTTCCACCAATGCTTTTAGCCAGACAGCTGCATTGCCAGAAGTATTTCAAAAGACAGCTGACAATAGCACAGAATCGAATGATTTGATGCGAAGCCTGGTGGACAAAATGCAAGAGCTTATCGACGTATCCAAGAATGTGGCTTCTTACACTGAATTAACCAGTGCCAGAGTTTCATAAATAATTATGTAGGTCGCGGACGGCAAATAAATATATTTTAAAGGATTTGATGCTGTGGCTGGATGGAAGAAACATTTTAGGATAGTAAGTGATGGCGCCTATAGTCCAGTAAATGGCAGCGTGACTGACTACAGCAGTTACAACTATCTGGGAAGCCAGGCTAATGCAGCCTACAGAAACTATCAGAGCATGTTGCCTGATGTTTATTCAGGTCATCCCAATCGTATCGACAGATACAGCCAATACGAAAACATGGATCTGGATAGCGAAGTCAACGCTGCGATCGACATCCTAGCCGAGTTTTGCACACAGACGAGTGAAGATACCAACACCGCTTTCGACTTCCATTTCCACGAAGACGCTACTGAAAACGAGATGATGATCCTGAAAGAACAGCTGAAAAGCTGGTACAGTCTCAATGAATTCGACCAGCGTGTGTTCAAGATATTCCGCAACACATTGAAATATGGCGATCAGATCTTTATTCGTGATCCAGAAACCTACAAGTGGTACTGGTCAGAGATGAACCGTGTAAGCAAAGTCATCGTAAACGAAAGCCAGGGCAAAGTTCCTGAAGTCTATTACATCCGTGACCTAGCACCCAACTTGCAGAACAACACCATCACCAGACCCCCTGGTCCCAACGACACTTATGCACATGCTCCTTACATGGGCGGCAGTCGCAGCTATACAGCTGGTGGCGAAGTGTTTAGTCCCAACACCAGATTTGGTGCTGGCAACAACGAATTTCCAGTGGGTGCAGAACATATCGTGCATCTGAGTCTGACAGAAGGGCTGGATGTGAACTGGCCGTTCGGTGTCAGTATATTGGAAAGCATCTTCAAAGTGTTCAAACAGAAAGAACTGCTGGAAGATGCTATCCTGATCTATCGTATCAGCCGCGCACCTGAACGTCGCATGTTCAAGATCGATGTGGGCAACATGCCTGCACATCTAGCCATGCAGTTTGTAGAGCGTGTTAAAAACGAAATCAATCAGCGTCGCATACCCACACAGTCAGGTGGCGGCAGCAACTTGCAAGATGCCAGTTACAGCCCCATGAGCATGAACGAAGATTTCTTCTTCCCACAGACAGCTGACGGTCGTGGTAGCAGTGTGGAAGTGTTGCCAGGTGGACAGAACCTGGGCGAGATCGATGACTTGCGCTTCTTTACTAACAAATTATACAGAAGTTTGCGTATTCCGTCAAGTTATTTGCCCACTGGTCCAGAAGATTCAGAACGTCAGTTCAATGACGGCAAAGTCACCACAGCACTGATCCAGGAATATCGTTTTAACGAATACTGCAAGCGTTTGCAGAAATACATTGCGCCCAAGTTTGATACTGAATTCAAGATGTTCCTCAAATGGCGTGGATTCAACCTGGACAACAGCATCTTCGAACTGAGATTCAACGAGCCTCAGAACTTTGCTGCTTATCGTGATGTGGAATTGAATGTCAGTCGTATCGGTGCTTTTACACAGATACAGGCTACAGAGTTCCTGAGCAAGCGTTTCATGCTCAAGAAGTATCTGGGTCTCACTGACATAGAAATGGCAGAAAACGACCAGTTGTGGCACGAAGAACGTGGCACACAAGAATCCAACAATAAGTTGCAGGGCAGTGATCTGCGTAACGTGGGTGTTACTCCTGGTGCTATCAACACTGATTTGGACACACTGGGTGATATCGAAGCAAATCCTGATATGGGTCCAGAAGGTGGACCAGTGTCAGGACAGGAAGGTCCACAAGGTGAAGTTGGTGCTGGCGGTGTAGCTGGTACCATGCCTGGTGCTGGTGGCGGTGGTGGCGCTGGCAGTGCCGCTGGTGCAGGTGCTATATAAATAAGTCTGTGGAGACCTGCAATGCTACTAACTGAAATGTTTATGGATCAAAACTCAGATTATCAAGATCTGAGCAAAGACAACAGCATCGCTAAACCAGAAGATCTGAGAAAGACCAAACTTACTCTTGCCCAAATAAATCAGTTACGCAAGATGAATGATCAGCGCACAGTGGAATACACTGAACAACTGGTGAGAATCCAGAAACAATATGGAGCACCAGCTGCTCCTCCTGCCTAATTACAGTTTTATTACAAAATGGCTCAAAATCGTGCTATTTGAGCGTGTATTTAAATACATACATTAAATATTATCACAGCACAGAACCCCCTAAGGAGATTTTTAATAATGCGTAGTTACGAACAACTAATTGAATACATCATCAATGATGACACCGAAAAAGCAAAAGAACTTTTCCATAATCTGGTAGTAGAAAAGAGCCGTGAAATCTACAACGACTTAGTTGCAGAAGAAATGGAAGAAGAAATGGATGAGGCTGCTGAAGAAGAAGACGATGAAGAAGAAATGGAAGAAAGTTTCGAAATGGAAGCCAGTGGCGACGAAACTGACGACATGATGGGCGACATCGAAGCTGACCATGAAGGCATGGACACAGGCGAAGACGATGACATGGGTCATGAAGAATTTGGTCATGATGAACATGATGAATTCGGTGGCATGGATCACGACGAAGGCAGCATGGAAGACCGTGTGATGGATCTGGAAGATGCATTGGACGAACTGAAAGCAGAATTCGAAGCCCTGATGGCTGACGAAGCTGGTGAACATCATGATATGCCAGAAGAAGGCGTAGTGCGTGAATATGTTGAAAAGAAAGGCGAAGTTTACAAAGGTGAATTTGTAGGCAAATCACGTGGACAGAACGTTGGTGCAAACACTGGCGATCATGAAAACACTGGCGAAAAGAACACTAAAAGTGTTGTTGCTGGCAAGAACGACATGGGCGGTACTGCAAAGAACATCGCTCAAAGCGAAATGAACGAAAATCCAGATGACAAGGCTTACAAAGCCCCATCAAATGAATATGTGAAAGGCCGTGGTAATGTGAAAGGTGCTGGCAGTTACGAAAACGTACCTGGTGCAAAAGCTGGTAAGGCATTCTCAAACGCTAAAAAGCCTCAGAGCACTGAAGGCAAGTTTGCAACTGGCGGCGGTCCAAACGTAAACAAAAAAGACATTCTACCACGCTAATAGGAATATAAAATGAATAACCTTCTTGTAGAGCATCTAAGTTACGATCAGGCTAGAATGGAAACATATAATGGTCCAGAGGGCAAGGATCTCTACATGAAAGGCATCTGCATACAGGGTGGATTGAAAAACGCCAACCAGCGTGTCTATCCTGTAAATGAAATCGGCCGTGCCATAGAAAGTTTGAACAAGCAGATTCAAACAGGGTATTCTGTGCTAGGAGAGGTGGATCACCCAACCAACCTACGTATTAACCTAGATCGTGTTAGTCACATGATCACAGAAATGTGGTTGGATGGTCCCAATGGATACGGTAAGATGAAAATTTTACCCACACCTATGGGTAATTTAGTTCGCACCATGTTAGAAAGTGGTGTTAAACTAGGTGTAAGCAGTCGGGGTTCAGGAAATGTCAATGAGACCGACGGCGCAGTTAGCGATTTTGATATCGTGACTGTTGATATAGTAGCACAACCCAGCGCACCAAATGCCTACCCTACAGCAGTTTATGAGGGTCTCATGAACATGAATGGTGGACATCGTGTGCTGGAAATTGCTAGAGACGCTAAAGATAATCAACGAGTTCAGAAGTATCTGAGAGAAGAGATCTCCAGATTTATATCTGAATTAAAAATTTAAGTTCGGGAGAATATAAATGTTCGAATCTCTAAAACCATTACTAGATAGTGGTATCCTGAACGAAGAAACTCGCCAGAGTTTGGAAGAAGCATTCACTGCTAAACTTTCAGAAGCTCGTGAGCAGATCCGTGCAGAAATCCGCGAAGAGATGGCCAGTCGTTATCAACACGACCGCACCGTCATGGTGGAAGCTCTGGACAAGATGGTTAATGAATCATTGACTGCTGAAATCTCTAAGATTGCAGCTGAACGTGATGCACTAACAGAAGATCGTGTGAAGTTCACTAATAAAATGATGAGTAAAGCACAGAATTTTGACAACTATATGGCAGAATCTCTGACAGCAGAAATTTCAGAACTACGCAATGATCGTCAGACAATGCAAAAAGCAGTAAAGAAGTTGGAAGCATTTGTTGCTGAAAACCTACGTGCTGAGATTGCAGAGTTTGCAGAAGACAAGGCTGACCTAGCTCGTACAAAAGTAAAGGTAGTTGAAGAAGGACGCAAGCGTCTGGAATCACTACGAAATAGCTTTGTAGCAAAGAGCAGTGCATTGGTTGAGTCCACTGTAACAAATCATCTTCGTACAGAACTAAATCAACTAAAAACTGATATTCAGGAAGCAAAAGAAAACAACTTCGGTCGCAAGATTTATGAAGC